GCCGACATACGAAACTGGAACGCCAAGGCACGGCGCAACATGCGCGGGATCATGCGCGAGGCAACGCAAGAGGTGATTACCGAAGCGCAAAAGCCAGTCACACGCGGCGGCAATATGCCTGTTGATACGGGCAACCTGCGCAACACCTTGGCCAGCGGGCTAAACGGCTCGTTCGGAAAGCCGGATATTGACAGCTATGTTCTGACGATTGCGGGCATGAACCCAGGCGATACAGCGCAGTTTGGCTGGTCTTCTGACTATGCCCGCGCCCGTCATTACAAGCCAGATAGCTTTGGGCAGGGCGGCGGCATGTGGCGTGACAAAGCCGCGAAACAGTGGGATACTATTGTCGACCGTGTAGCAAAGAGGTTTAGCGAATGAAAACCAAGGACATCAGCAATGCAATTAAGGCCCGCGTTGATGCGGCGGCTCTTGTCTGGCCTGTAGCTTGGCCCAATCAAGACGTGCTGGACCCAGCGCCACAGCCCCGCATTGAGTTGACCATTGACCGCAACACCGACACCAGCGCACCACTTCAAGGCGGGCTTGTGCGGTCCGAGGGCTTTATTCGTGCGCTGTGCATCGTGGCCAAGGGCACATCCACCAGCGCGGTTGAAGATAAGGCCGAGGAATTGCGCGACCTATTCCCCAAGGCGTTAAGATTGCCAGTCGCGGGCGGAAATGTTACTATCACGGATACGGCAAACATTGCCGCTGGATTTCGTGATGGCTCCGATTGGGTTGTGCCTGTCATAATCCCGTATCGTGCAGAGGAAAGCTAATGGTTAAGAAGGTGAAGCGCGTTCAGATGGTAGACAAGCGCGGCAACATTGCCCGCCCATACCCTGACGCTGTAGACAAATGGATTTCGGCAGGCTGGACGCTTGTTGATGTGGCCGAAGCGCAGGCCGATGACGATCAAGATGCGCGTAAAACTGTCATGACAAAGGATAATTCTGATGGCAATTCGTAACTATATCGGCAGCACGCTTTACGCATCTGCCGCACTTCCTGCAACAAATAACGCTGCTGGGTTTGAGGCTTTGACGTGGACCAAGGTTGAGAAAAACACAACGCTGCCAACTTTCGGTTTTACCCATACGCTGATTACAGCCGACCCGCTGGAGAGCGGCGTCACTGAAAAGGTAAAAGGCATGGGCGTCGGCCAGGCGTCTGACGTTGCTTGTGAACTTGTTGATGCTGATGCGGGTCAGGCGATCTTGCGCACATCCGCGCGTGACAATGAAGGCAACATGTCCTTTAAAATCGGCTTTGGTTCCGGCGCTGATAACGCGCTAGTCACTGGCGATGAGGTCATATATGCACAGGGCATCAATCACTCTTATCGTGATGTCGAAGGCAACGGCACCACATCACGTGGATTCACTAGCACGTTTGATCAGACGCTTGTAGAGGTTAACGCAACAGAGCCGGTCTAAGGTTCATCGTTAATATGGGTCGCGTGCATTTGGGGTGATGTGCGCGGCCTAAACCCCAAACCCCATGAGGACAACACAATGGATTTTGCAGACTTTGATCTAGCAACCGCTGCCGAGGCTGGCACTTGGCATCATTTCGAAATGAACGGTTCGCCGCTTTATCGCCAAGATGACAACAGCATCGGCGCGACTGAAACCGACAAGCCTTGCCGCGTATTGCTCAAGGGCATTGGGTCTGATGCTACAATGGCGATCCTGAAAGAGATTACCCGCGTTGAGCAGGCGCACCAATTCCGACTGCAACGATCCAAGGACAACGAAATTGAAGGCTTGATTATCAAGCTAGAAGAAAAGAGCGAGGGCGCGATGAGGCGTCTTATCTTGGCTTCAGTTTCCGATTGGGAAAACATCGTGATCAGCGGCAAAGACGCGGAATGCAATGCAGAAAACAAGCTGAAGGTCTGCGGGCCCAAGACATCTTTCTTTGCGCAAACGTATCAGCGGGTCTTGGAACGTCACGATTTTTTGAAAGACGCCGCGAAGAACTAACGACCTTTGCGGCAATGGTGGGGTGGCTTCAAGTCACCCCCGAAGGTTCCGAGATCAAGCGGGCGGATATGCGGTCAGAGCAACCGCCCGAAATTGATCCGATTGATAGCACGCTGGACCACTGGCGATCCCTTGGCATATGCGGCCAAGGCGATGCTGGGCCGGCTCCTTTGTCGTGGGCAGAGTTGCAGTCCTACGCATCGTTGTCAGGGGGTGAAAAACCTGCTATATTCTGGGAAACATTGCGGGGAATGTCAGTGGCCTATGTGAATGCACTAAACGACAAGTCGCCGTTGTCCATTGCGCCGATTAATAGGGGTCACAATGGTTGATTTTGCCACGCTTGGAATGCGCGTCGATACGTCTGACCTGAAAAAAGGTGAACGGGCGCAGGATAGTTTTGCGCGAAAGGCTGAGCAAACCGAAGGCAAGACGACAAAGGCCACGGCTGCAATATCTAGCGGGTTCCGGCGGATGGTGCCCGCGATCACTGGCGCTATTGCCGCTCTTGGTGCTGGCGTTGGTATTGCGGCGGCTATCCGTGAAGCCGAAAAGTTTCAAACAACGATGTTTCGCGTTGAGGCTGTTATTAAGGCGACAGGCGGGGCTGCGGGGCGATCTGCCGACCAGTTGCGCGAACAGGCTAGGCAGATTGCACTAGGCACGCTTGAAAGCACAGAGGGCGTATTGCGTGCGCAACAAACGCTTCTGACATTCCGCAAGGTTCAGGGCGATGTATTTGACCGGGCTATTGTTGCGGCTGCTGATATGACGGCGGCTCTTGGTGGCGATCTGAACAGCGCGACATTGCAGCTTGCCAAGGCGCTGGAAAACCCGCTTGAAGGTATCAGTGCCCTATCACGATCCGGCACGGTGTTTACAGCCGCACAAAAGGACATGGTGCGGGCGATGGTTGAGGCAGGTCAAACCGCTGAGGCGCAGGCGTTTATTCTTGACGAGTTGGAAGCCCAATATAAAGGCACGGCAGAGGCCGCTGCGGGTGGCCTTGCCGGTGCGCAGGATACGCTTGGGCAGGCCATGCAAGAGTTGAAATTGGTTATCGGTAACGCGCTGTTGCCGACTATGATGGAACTTGTCAAAATTGCAACGGGCATCGTAAACGGCTTTGCATCAATGACCCGCGCAGTTGGCGCTTTCTTTAGCGCAATCGGCGGGATGGACTTGTGGAAAACTCAGGTTCAACTTGCTATGATTGCGACCGACAATTTGACGCTTTCAATGGGCGATGAAATAACCGCAATCAATGAACTTGCTGCGGTTATGAATAGCGAAAGCACGATGACGATTGCGTTCGCGCGGGACAAGTTGACACAGGCACAATCGCACCTGGCAGTCGCGGCTGCTGCAAGAGAGGAAACACAAAGCCTTATTGACAATCAGGTCGCGCTTTTGGAATTGGAGCGCATTCGCCGCATGGACGCTTTGGGGGTTCTTCGTCAGGGTACTGAAGCCTATGAGGCAATGGAGCAAAGCATTGCTAATGCGATTACTCAACAGCGCGATTTGCGGGCGATTGTGTCAGAAACAAACGCCGCATATGACGCTGCCGTCATTGTGGTTGACGAAATCACAGGCGCGATTGTAAGCGCTGAAAACGGAATTGTGACTTTCGGCAATGGCGTTGTTACCGCAACTGGTTTGACGCAGCGGCTTGATGCAAGTGCGCAATTAATTACGTTTGACGGGGCCAACGCGGGTGCTTTGGCGCTTGCTGAAAAGCTGGGCATTTCGCTTGGGCTTGCACAGAGAATTGAGGCAGTAGGCGGGTCCGCTGGTGCGTCTGGTCCTGATGCGGCGGTCCAGCAGGTCCGCAATGCTTATGGCGACATCGACAATATGACTGGATCAATTGTAAACGGCATTCGCGGTGTTGTTGGTCAGCTTACAATTACTGGATCGGCGGCTTCAACCGCCATTACATCTGCGGGCGCGTCCGTTCCTAATCTGGTCGATCCATTGAGGGAGGTTGAGCCTACTATTGATGCCGCAACAGACGCCTTCCAAGACTTTGGCAAGGATGGCATTCAGCAAGCTGTCGACTGGATGGTCGGCGGGTTTAAGGGCGGGCTGGATACGCTCAAGGATATGTTCTTGAACACGTTGCGCCAGATGATTGCAACGGCGGCGAAGAATAAGATTGTCATACCTATGATGGCTGCGATGTCACCTACTGGGGCGGCTGCTAATACGCTGCTCGGCGCTGGCGGTGGGATGTCTGGCGTGGGGTCTGCGCTTGGCGCACTTGGCACATTCGGAACGTCGGTAGGCACTGGCCTGTCGGTAGTAGGTAGCGGGTTTGCCGCCGGTGGCCTTGGGGGGGCGGCTACAGCGGGCATGGGCGCGATCACAGGCGGCATCGGCGCTGGTGGGGCAATTGGCTTTGGCACGGCGCTAGGTGCAGCAATCCCGTTCATCGGCGCGGCGGCTGTTGTTTTCATGGCTTTGCGGAAAACCACCAAAGAACTTGACAGCGGATTGCGCGGCACGGTCAAAGGCTTTGACACTGCAATAGAGACATTCCGCAAGACGGAAACAAGCCGATTCTTTGGCCTGTCAAAATCGCGGTCAACATCGTACAAGGACGATCCCGACAATCCGCTACACACGGCAATCGGTGATATCCAAACGGCTGTTGCGGATGCTGCTGCCACCTTGGGCTTTGGGTCAAACATCTTTGACCAGTTTACATATGATTTTAAGTTGTCATTGAAGGGGCTGTCTGAAGATCAGAAACTAGCCAAGATCAACGAAGAACTTTCCAAAATGGGCGATGAGTTTGCATCGCTTGTGCCGGGCATGGCGTCAATGAATGAGGTCATCAACGCCGCAAATGAGGCTGTTGCCCGCGCTGGATCAATCGGGACGAGCCTGTTTGAAAGTCAGATGCTTATGGCTGCGGCAAGACGTGGCGAGATCACGGTAGCAGGGGCAGGGCCGGGCGGTACTCGCACAGAAGACCTGATCAGGCGCAGGGACACTAGCAACGTGGCCTCTATTGCTGATGCCGCGCCGCGTGAGCGTGAGCGGGCTGAGATGAAATCGCTATTTGATATTTTGAAATCACGCGCAGAAAGAAACGAAAAATCCGAAGGAAAGAATGGGGCAATCTTTGAGAGAATGTTGCGCATCTGGGAGCGGTTTGAAATTGACGGCATACCACAAGGGCCAGTAGTTGAATGATTGTATTTGATAGATTTTTAGTAACCGATACGGTTCTGACAGATAGCAATCTGACGGAAACGGATGCGCCGGAATGGGACATTGCCACGACATATGCGGCTGGCGATGAGGTCATTGTTGCAGAGTTTCACCGCGTCTATGTGTCTGCGATTGATAGCAACCTTGGGACAAAGCCGCTGGAAGGTGGCGATCCTGCCGTGTGGATTTTAAAAGGCGCGACAAACAAATGGGCCGCGTTTGATGACTTTGTGGCAAACCGCACGACGAACGCGGACTTGATCGAATACGAATTTACTGTGACGGACGTTGTGACGGGCATTGCGTTTTTCGGCCTTGTTGCTGATAGCGTCGACATCACGGTAACGGATGGTGTGACTACGCAAAACCTAACCGCCGATCTGTTGTCGCTGGATCACATCAACGGTAGTTGGTGGGCATGGTTTACGGGCGGGCGTCCAAGGGTGCAGGAATATGCGTTCGTTAATCTCGCATACTTTGGCACTGGAACAATGATTACTGTCTCAATCAATCGCACAGGTGGAACGGCGCAAGTCGGGCAAATTGTTCTTGGCGAGGTGCAAGACATTGGCGTTCTGGAAACACAGCCGGAAATTGATAAGCAATCGTTCAGCCGATACACAGAAGATGAGTTTGGCAACATTTCAGTGACCCGCCGTTTGCCTGCCAAGATCACGCGAATGACCGTGTTTAAGAAATCATCAAACGTGCGGTTTACCGAACAAATCCTTGACCGCGCCCTTGACACGTTTACTGTATACGTAGGCACCGAACGGTCGGAGGCTGGATTGATTTTGTTCGGCGTGTTAAGATCAGCGCCAATCGTTATTGAAGTACGCAATGCCCATCGAATGCAACTTGAAATTCGGAGTTTGATTTAAATGTCAACACCAGTCCCGCCATTAGTGCCAACATCGGCCATGCCTCTTGCAACGGATAGCGATGCGGCATTTGACGCAAAGGCGTTCCCCGCGCTTGCCAGTTTAAACCCGTT